CTCCACAACCGCCGGGCCTATGGGTGTTGATAATCCTTTTTCCTCTATCCGTTTTATTGTATATCGTATAGGGTCTTTACTATCCTCTGGCATGGGTGGTAGTTTATCCTGGAACTCTGAGAAGCCAGGGATGGGGAATTTGCCTTTACCGTATAATGTTTTATAACTTGGCATTTGGACTTTCATCCAATGCTTAACCAGTGTCCGTACTCCCTTAACCTTTTCCCAGTTCCGGGATATATGGTTTATATGGTCGTATATTTCCTGGAAGCTCCAGCCAAGATGTGCTAGGTATATTGTACCAGTTACTATGCGTCGGTGTGCACCATCTCCCCATCCTTCCTCTGATAATATTGCACTCATAACAGGGCAGGTGGTGTTTTTGCTTAATTCTATTTTTATCTGACTGACTGCCTTTTCACCGTCTATTTCTATCTTATTTATATTATTCAATGATTTAGCGGTCCATTCATAATCCTTTAATTTAAGCAGTAACTCTCGTCGCCCTGTATCATCTTCTGTGTATTTATACCATTCATGACTATATTCAATTACATCATCTGTGAGTGGTAATTGTGCGTCCTCAATATTAATCTGAAAAAAAGGAGGTTTAAGGGGTATAACTGCATAGTCATACTCCCGGTGGATACTAAATATGGTCTTAAAAAGGCGTTTATCATTATTCAAGTAATCCACCTTCACATACTTACCAGCATCCGGATTTTCCTCAAAAAAATGATCAGATATATCCTCCATAAGTAACTGGAACATATTACGCAGCACAGCCCAACTATCCTGTCTATCATTAGGATCTAAATCTTTAATAGTAGGAGTGCAAAATAGTTCATGATGGATATAAAGATATGCCCCACCACCACTGAAAGCAGCGAATATATTACCTGTTAAATACTCCCCTAGTTCGTCATAGAAGAATTTCACACATTCTTCTAATGATAATCGGGCGTGTGGGTTGGTTATATCATATCCATCCTTAAGGTCAATGTCTATTCCTAGAGTGTATGCGGTGGTGTCTTTCCCTGTTCCTAATTTTTCATCAGGAGTTGTGGCTTGTTGTTGGAATACACTGTTTTCAAATAGGTTTAATGTCCAGTATAAACTCCGATTCACCTTATTTACTATTTCCTTATAATCTGTTTTAAGGTCATACAATTGCCGGTTATCATCCACATACTTATACCAGCCCTTGAAATCATAATTACCAGCTCTTGTACTGTTAGTTGAGGTGCTGCACCGGATTATTGTTTCTTTTATCTCCGGCCTAAGATAATGTTCTCTGATTTCTTTTGTAGTGGTCATAGCCAGCCCCTGACCACACGGTATAAATCTTCAATGATTTCAAGTGGATTTAATCTTATTATTCCTTCTCCGACCTTTTCTAATGTTTCAGGGGCCGCCCTGGTTTTAGCCTTTTCTATTTCATTGTTCCATGCCCACACCCAGAGGGGGTTTTCAGTATCATGTCCAGGTAGTATTGCTAGATCATATAGTATGCTGCTTTGATTTTCGTATTTCATTATTTCATCTAAATCAAAGTGTCCGCTTTTTACTTCATGGCATAATGCCCGGTGTCTTGTTGTATCATTCTTTCTTTCTAGGAACCATACTGCATCTATTTTCCCTGAGGGGTTGCCGTGGTTGTATCCGGTGTTTTGGTAGAATTGGGAGTATCTGCCTTTTTTTTCTTTTATGTAATTGTAATCTACTCGTACTTCTGGTTCGGCTCTTATAATGTTCCATTTGCTTAGTAGTGCTGTTGGTTTGTGTCTTTTTGCTCTTTTCGCTACTTCCTTACGTGTTTCTTCACTTATCAGTAGGTCTCTGAATATGTTGTGGACAAATTCATTTGCTAATATTTTTTTGTTTTTTGTTTCAGTCAATTAACACACACCTTCCTTTTTAAAATAGATAATATAAAGTGCCAGTTTATTATTTAACAGGCATTCCTAGTGCTTTTTTTATTTCCCGGAATTCTTCTGGTTTCATGTCTTGGTTGCCTAATAGTGTTTCGCAGATTTCACATATCTCACGGGTGGTGTGTGGTCCGTCTTCTAAGTGCATGGTTATCCATTTATCGAGTTCTGTGTTGATTCCTTGTAGTTCTGTGAGGTTTACATGGTCGCCGTTGGTCATGTCCATTGTTTCGGGTTCGTTGCCTTTAGCTGGGGTGGGTTTGGGTTTGGGTTTATTTCCTGGTTGTTTCTTACCTGTTTTTGGTTGTGCTTTACTGGTGGTTTTGGGTTGTTTCTTAGGTTGCCCGGGGTTCTTTTTCTGTACTTGTTTAGGCTCTTCCCCCCCATTTCCGTCGTTATCATCTTCGCTGCTGATTCCGAGCAATGCACTTAATTGGTAACGCCGGCCGTAGGTTATGGCTGACCCGATTCCCTGTACCCTCTTTTTCTCGGGGCGTAGTATTAGTTTCTCTGATTCTACTGTACCGTCACCCTCTGCATCTAATAGTATGGTCTGGACAAATGGCAGGCCTTCATCATTAGATCCTGTGTTTTGGATGAGGATCAGGCCATGCTTATTAAGCAATGGCCTTACAAGGTTTAGTATATCAGGGAGTGGTGCGTATTTGCTCTTAAAAAAAGGATTGACGGCGGTGTTGCCGGGGTTGGTGATTTCGCTTTGAACCTTTAACAAGGCCTTATAAACTCTGCCAGTCATCCTATCATGCCTCTGCTTTGGTTATCCGGAATGTGTTGTACTCGAATTTTTCATTGTGATGGATTACGGTGATGCTCATAGTTTTCAGGTTGTTAAGGTAGTCTTGGAGTTCTTTGAAGCTGATAGTATAAACATTCTCTACACCTGCTTTTTCACCGTGTAATTCTTCGATACTGTCTATTATATCATAGCCAAGGCTTCGTTGCCAAAATGTTACCATATCATCAGTGCTTTTAAGGTTTAACCGGGCCTTAACTATTTCCTCATTATCATGGTTGATGATGGTGAGGTTTGCACTGTACTTCTTAACCATTTTCCCCGTGTTAAAGTCCTCGAATTCGTTCTCCCATATCTGGGAGAGTAATGGTTTGCCTGTGAAGGTTGTATCAGGGTCTAAATCATTTAATAGGTATGTTTCATAGTCTTCTGTGCCTTCGAGGGCGTTGTCGAATTTTTTTTCTTCTTTTTTCAAGGTTTTAAATATCATCCATTTCCACTCCTTTTTTTTCTCCTGTTTTCTTAGTAATTGGGAGGTGAGTAGTTGGTTGTTCGTGTAGCATGGCATGGTACACTCTCCTTATGTGGTCTTGTTCGAGTTGTGTTTTGAAGGCTTGTTCTCTTTCTTCTCTGGTTATTTCTCGTATACGTGCTTCTCTTTGTCGTTGGTTGGTTATACCTTCTTCTTTGAGTTTGGTCCAGTCGGTGTGTAGGTGTAGGCTGTCTTCTTTTCTTTGTAGTTTTTCTTTGGCTTGGTGGTGGTCGTATTCGGCTATTTTGAGTTGTTCTATTATTTTGTAGATCATCTTTTTTTCTCCTTTTCTTCTATTTTCAGGTATCCGGCTTGGATCTGTGCCTTTATAATGCTTCCGAGTGGTCCTCTTATTTCCTCTATATTTTCCACTATCATTCTTTTACACCTCATTCCTTTATAGTGGGTCGGGAGGGGTTTGAACCCTCTCCATCCCTAAAAAGTTCATATCCTACCAATGCGGTGGGTATCGGGGGCAGGGAGTGTAGTAATTTTAGTAACAATAGTAAAGTTTTTAATAGGAGTGTTTTGATTATTAAATGATTTTTTTTGGGGTATTGTTTCATTTAAATCAAAAAATCTCTTACTACGCTCAAAACCTGCCTTTCCCGCACACATTAACTATTCACCAGGACATGGGGGGATACATGGAGAGGGATAAAATCTTTAGGAGGTGAAAAAAACCCCCCCCAATTATACTCCCCTGTTCCCAGTTTTGGTGATATCATGGAAGAAACATTAAAGTTTTAGTGGGTGAGGGATTTGAACCCTCATCGGCACATCCCATATTTAGGAGCGGGGGATGTGCTTTAGCCCGAAGTCATGATCAAGAAGTGCTACTTCCTGATTTGCTCCGACTCCCCCACATTCATTTGATGATTTATAGGTGTTCCTTTGTTTTCACCTCCATCCACTGATTTAATCTTTTGGTGAATCTGCATAGTTTCAGCAGTATCACTGTGACTATTTTTGTGATGAAATCCTGCTTCTCACGTTTACGCAGGTCGCCCTTTCTGTTTTCATAGACTACTATCCCACACTTACTGCATTTACTACCATGCAGGGTTTGGGTTGCTCGGGGGTTTCCGCAATATTGGCACTTCATTATTTCACCCTCACTACAATCACATTTTCATCAGGTACGAATCCGGTTTCCCAGTCAATGTCATAGGTGAATTTGTACCCGTCTTTTGTTTGGAAGCATATTTGGGTGTTGTCTTCACCGTTTTCTAGTATCATATCGGCTAGGTCTTTGAGTAGGAGCATTGCTTTCATCCTAGCACCTCTAGTTCGCCTTCCACATCAGAATCATCACATAACTTACTATTTTTAGGTTGTAATAATTCCTCACATGGCGGGTTCTCCAATCTGAATCGGGGTATTGGTCGGTAGCTGGTGAGGTGTAGTTCCTCACCTATTACTACGAACCTTTCCGCCTCCACTTCTTTCCTTATTTCGTAGGAAGTGAATTTGATACTGTTATCATCCATTGCCTGGATGATTGATTTAATTAAAGCTTCTTTATATCGTGGTGTAAATTTTAGTTGTTTCTTAACCATGTTCCACCTCTCTCCATTCTTTTGTTCTCTCCCCTGACTGAGGAGAGAGGGGATAAAAAAAAATAGTATCCCCTTTTTTTGGTCTGAAGATAATTAGTCTTCTTGACATATGACTATAAGATGTAAGTAGTATATAAATGTATTGACATAAGTCAAGATGGAAAAATGGCAAAAGTATATAAGTGTCAAGATAGAAATAAATAAACATGGCAAAAGCGTTAAATGTCATCATGACAGAAATAAATGATGCCTTCGTAGAAAAATGGAAAAGTTCTAAAAGAGAGCAAAAAAGGGTAACAATCATGGAAGAAGCCCTTAACTTTGCAGAAAAGAGAGCTTTTGAGGATTTTGGTATAGGACAATCTTCTTTAAGTATGGAAGTATCCAAACTTATTTTAATAGCTAAAGATTGCCTGGAAAAAGAAGAATCTAATAAATAACAATTCCTAATTCTACCCTTGACCTGGAACATTTTATTTCCACATCCCAGGCACTATAAAAAAAGTTCCAATCTACGATTAGTATTCAACTGTCGTAGTTGCTTATTCTCCTGATACTCCTTTGATTCAGGGTTGTTTTTCAGAAGGAGTGCTTCTTGATAGAGTTTTTCATATTCTTTTTGTAATGTTAATCTTTCATCATTTACCGTAGTAGTTAGATTTATATCTTCTAAAGATAATATTTCCATTTAGCCCACTCTCCATAGTGTGGTTAGGAGCCCGGGGGATGAAGTTTGATCGTGGATTCCCCCAACTCCGCTCTTCTATTCACAGAATCTGGGAAGGATAATAGAAGAGTGATAGTTTAACACGGACTGTGTGTTATATTGGTTATTTAGTATTAGGTCTATTTATATCTTTATGTTTTTTTTGTCAATGTTTTTCATAAGATAGAGTAGAATTTTTGTAGATATAAATAATATATAAGAGAGCAAAAAAGAAGTAATAAAAATTTTTTTATGGTAATTCTCTGTCACGGCGTATATCATCGATCAAACGACGCATTTCCAACATCTCCCTCTCTCTTGCTTGCTCCCTTTCCTCAAATCCCCGTAAAAGATCATCAGTAATCACCCTAGTTTCAACCGGTTCGATGAAAGAAAGCTCAGGTAAAACCTTAACATATTCCTGTTTAAGCGCCCCTATATCTGCTTTAAAATACGCCTCCGTTACAGGATTGATTTTATGCGCTAAAAAGAAGTCAATAGTTAATTGAGGCAAGCCAGCACGGTATAATGTTGATGCGAAAAAACTTCTAAGACCGTGGCTGTGGAAAAAACGTTTCCCATCCACATAGCCAAAACCGGCTTGGTCATTAATTTTACCGAAATTATAAGTCATCACACCTGGGAGTAACCTTTTACCGCTTCGATTTCCGAAAAGATACTCTTGACCAGGTACATACTTATCACTCAGATACTTGACAATAAATGATAAGGTCTCGGGGCTGCTGAAACAGAAATAAGGATACCCTGTTTTAATACGAGCTATCTTCCACGTGATGATGTGATCAGGATTTTCTTCTACTAATTCCTTGATTTCCCCTATACTACTTGATTGTTTCACACCAATATCAGACAATCCTTTTTTGAGGTCGTCTATTGTCAAACTTCGTAGTTCTCCACTTCCCATACCTGAGGAGGCCATTGTTAATATTATGGCTTTCCATTTTGTATCTGCTATTTCTAAGGCTTTTTTGATGTGTTCGTGTTGTATTATGTCGTCAGTTGTGAATTTTTGACTTTGGTTGTGTACTCTTATTATTTGCTTGGGGAGTTCAACATCATATTCACGGTAGAATCCTCTAACAGTTCCCATAATTGATTTGATATAATTAAAACTGTAATTCCCATTGTATAAGTGGTCTAGGAAGTTTTTTAATTGTTTTTTTATTATCCTGTTTTTCATTCTGATGCGTTGGTCTTCTTCGATTTCGGCTTCTTCTATTAGTTGTGTTGGTGTTTTGTGGGTGTGTTGGCAGTATAAGGTTAGTCTGCGGAGTATTGATTCTTCTGATTTGGGTTTGTAGTGTTTGCTGTCTAAGAAATCTTGGAAGTGTTTGTCTTCCTTTATATCCATATTTTTAGGATAGTAATTAATTTGATATAATGATTTTTGTTTTTTTGATTGGGGTTGTAGAATGTTAATCTTTTGGGTAAAATAGAAAGCATCTTCATTGAAAGATTAACATTTTCCTTATTTTCAGAATTTGTTGATAAAAAAAAGAGGATCTGCATTGCTACAGATCCTCTCAATTTTTTTTATGCTTGTTTTTTTATGTATAATGAATATTTTTTTTTTGGGAAGTGTTGTAAAATAGGCAACTTACCCTATACCAAACGCTACTTTTTGCACAAAGTCGGTATAAACTGTTTATGGGGGCAACGGGCAAACCTCCATGTGGTTGTGAGGGAAAGTTGTTTATTGTTTTTCCCATTTTTTTAATTTGTTTATAAAAAAAAATAAAACAACAAACCTACCCATGCTCATCAGCTATCCTATCAACCAACAACTGCCTCCACCCACACTCCAAAGCCTGAAAATCCGGATGAAAATGACTATCATCCCTATAATCCGGTTCAATCCTATTAAACTCATCCTCTGCAATCTCATGCAATATCAAATCCGCCAGGGCATACCTTACCAAACTCGGAATATTACCAGTGACCTTAATAACCCCCAAAGCAGGGTAAAAATGTGCAGTGGGGAGGGTGCAACGCTCCTTCTCAATTATAATCTCATAATCACGGGGTAAATCTAATAATTCCATGACTTGATCAAGTTTAGCCTTCATATAACTCCCCTCTCCTTTTTATCAGTGTCTTCAGTGCTTTTTAGAACCCCAGAATCCATATACTCCAGTAGCCAATGCTCATCTAACCGTATATCCTCCCGGCCTATCATAGCCGTGATATAACCCGGCATACCGGGTCGGTATTCAGCGGTACTGGCATAACTGTCCAAATAATCCATGAAACTCCCGTTAATCCCAAAATGACGTAGCTTAATACCTTCCAAACCATATATTATACCATTCCAAGTGAGGAGATGGTGGACATGACCGTATAAGTAAGCATCTGCATCGTAGATATGGACTAATTTTTCCACTGCATTGATTTTACCCCCAATCGTACCCGCCCCACTCCTACCATGCGTAACCAGTAACGTATAACTGTTTTCATCAAAATTAAAACGGTGTAAGCTGTGATCTAATAATCGGGGTACGTCTAATCTACTTGCTAGAACATCACAAACATCTATTCCCTCGGTTTTACTGGTTCTTATTTCATGATTCCCACGGCTTATTCCGATGATTTTTTTCCTGATAGGCCAGAGTAAGTGTATTATATCTAATAATTGGTCGTTAGGGGTGAGTGTTTGTTCATATACACCCTCGCCTACGCTGGTTTTGGTGTTGTTTTCGATTATATCTCCGGTTAGGATGACTTTGGTGTGTCGTGTTCTTTTTATTTTATCTATCATGTCTTTAAATGCTTGTTGTAGATAGGTTTTACCTCCGAGGTGTATGTCGGTCATTTGGAAGACTTGTAATCGTCTTCGACGAGGTATCCTGGGGTAGTGTTCCATTCGGAATATTCTTTCAAGTGACATGGATTTATTGTCCTCCGGGCCATTTTTCAACTATTACGAGTTTTTCCCCGCAGCGGGGGCAGGTTTCCCATTGGAACTCGTCAATTTCGGAGTGTTCGCAGTTTTTATTTGAGCATATGAGTTTATATACCCATTTTTTTGTCATGTTATTAGTAGCTCCCCAATATTTTCCTTTTTTTTATTTGGTGATTACGATTATACTGGCCACGTTTACTTTCCTGATTTTGTTTAGCAGGTCGGTGGTGGTGGTGCTTCGGAAACCACCGTTGCTGGGGTCGCCTAGTTCAACATAGTCATATACTCCTTTTGATGTTTGGTGTATGCCTACTAAAACGGTGTAATGTTCACCGGAGGTTTGCCAGCTTTTTGTTCGGAGAATTACTATATTTCTATTGTTTAAATAGTTTTTGAAGGTTTCCCATGATTTGAATGTTTCATTACGAGCTTTGAACTTCTGATTATATGTATTATTCACTGCTTTAACTGCTACGAGCATACCTTCTATTGAAGTTCCATTTTTACTATTTGAGCCTGCTTTTTCTTTGAACCATGTTTCAGTAATGTTTAATCCATATATACTGAATCCCATCCTTAAACTGGAAGGCCCACACGTATAATTCGTGTTCTGACTTGATTTGGTGTAATAAACACGTGTCCAACCATCTGAAGGTTTCAAAGGAGGTAATGCAGTTAATTTATTTAATCTATCACACGTCACAGGCCCTACTATTCCATCAGGTAACAGGGTTAAGGTTTTTTGTGAATATGTAACTACTTTCTCTGTGACTTGCCCATAATCTCCATCCACTGCCAGATTAGAACCTATTGCTTTCTTACTTATTCCTTTATTGTTTAACAGTGTTTGTAATTCTTTTATCCTGTTTTTCTCGGTGCTTCCTTTTTTTAACCATATGTTTTTGCAGTTTTGTATCATACATAATTCTCCCCATAATATTTTTTAATCCAAGTACACCATAGCCAGTAACAAAATCCGGATAGTTATACCTATTTCCCCAGTGTAACCACGGCGTATGGTACACGTGAATTGGGTGTTTGTAATATTTGAAACGGTGGCATTCACGAATAGGCCGCTGCTAATGTTATGATCTACGAAAACAGCAGGATTATGGACTAATTCATAAGCTGTTAAATTAGTGAAATTGACGTTCATACTATGGGTTGTAACACCATCCTCGATAGTATCAGTGAGATAAGTCCATATTATTCGCATTCCCACGGGTCGGTTGTTGTAGGTGCCTCCTTTTATTGTGAAGGTACCCCATCCGTTACCACTGCTTTTGTATCCTATTAGGGCTTGTACTGCCGCGTCAGGGATGCTTGCTCCTATATCATTTATTATATCTATTGAATCATTGATCCGTCCATATATCCTGCTTTTCGTGTAACTATCCCATGTTTCATGACCATCTAATTGCTCCCTACTCTCTAATACACGGCTAAGGATATTACCAATCTTAATATCAGATTGACCCCTATTCCTAGGATTCTTCTTAGTTTCCTCTACCCTTGCACTGACTATTCCACCATTCCGTGTGCGTATATGGACTATATCCCCGACATTATAGGGTTTATCCTCATGCCGTAAGCCCGGCAAGTCCAGTACCTTTGTATTTACTTCATAGATAGGGTCTTTTTTCTCCATCAACCGTAATGCACAGGCATTATATATCATGTATTTGTCATGTTCACTGGTTTCGGTTGTTCCCACTCTACGACTATTACCAGTCCCATATTTCTTATATATATGGCTGTAATTTAATTTAACATCCTCAGATGGTAGGTGGACTTCCCAACTATCCGCATCCTTAGGGTATGGGGCGTTCCACATCACGGTTTCGGATTCGATGATGTTACCCTCAGTATCTACCTTATAGAACATGGGTATGGATTCTCCCTGGTTTACTCGTAGTTTGTAGTAGTTTTCCATGATTTCGGGTAATTTTGGTTTGTTATCTGTGCCTTCTTTTTGCTCTTCTAATTCACCGGTGCTTTGCTGTTCTTTCAGCACCGGTGCAAAGGCGGTGTAACTATCCCCTTCATCCTCTGTTTCCTGAATACTATCCACATTCTCCCCCAGCTCTAATGGTGTGGTATGGGTTTCCCCAGGGTCTTGTAGGAGGTGGAGGTGGCGTAGAATTACACTGTTACCATTACTATCCTCTGTGTAGGTGTACTGTGTTTTAAAGGTGTTCCCACTCTCTTCTTCAATGAACCGGAGTAATTTCATCCGGGTCATGGTACCCTGCCAAAGGATGCTTGTTTTGTTTTTAGCCGGGTCAACAGTGCCTATGGTGTAGTAGTCACCGAACCAGTTAGTTAAGTTCGCTCCGTTGATAGTTTGGGTGGTGGTGGTGGATTTGCTCACTACCCCTGCATCGTTGAGTTCTACGAGGACTTCCTCGGCGGTGATGGTTAATATGTTGGTTTCTAAGTCTTTTTGCTTATCATCGTTGAGGATGTATAGGCAGCTGTCTGTGTCTTCTGTTTCGTTCTGCCAAATCTTATTCCCTAATTTGAGTAATTTGTCATAGTCTTGGGTTTCATCATCTAGGGGGTGTTGTATGTGTAATTCCCTTATACCTCCGTATTTGTTGGTTTCTGTTATATCTGTTACCTCGGGGTCTAGGAAACCGGCGTAGGTTTCGTTTGGATTTAATACGAGGATTTCGAGTTTTCGGGTCATAGTGCCTCCGTGTATTCCACATGAGTTACCACTGCTCCGGTGGTGGCTGTGAAGTCGTATTCGGATTGTTCAAGGATACGGATGATATAGCTGTCAAAGGTCACCGCTCCCATATAATCCACTCCATCCGCATCTAGGATTGTTCTATTTTTGAAATCAACCCTTAATATTGTGTTTTGGGGGAATGGTGTGGTGGGTCTTATTTTCATATACTGACCTGTATATGCTTCCCGTATATCCACTCCATCAGGATTACCATCACATAATATTGTTAGGATGGGTTTGATGGGTATGATACCATTATTCCTGCCAATAGCACCTGTAGTTTTAGGGGGTGTTCGTGCAACCCCCGTTGGTGCTATGAATTTAGCACTGCATTCAAATTTATCCACATCAAAATCAATCTCATCAGCTAATATCACATCATACACCCTATCCTTATCCCAATCAAAGATTAACTCTTTAGATACTGGTTCTTTATGATGATCACGTTTACTAGTCATCCATTTAGTTATATCAACCATTTTCTCATTAGCATCTTCCAAGTCACAGGCAACGAGGTGGAAGTTTATTTTTATATCTTTATCCTCTGCGGTGTTGCTGATGACTTTTATACCGTCTGTGAGGGCTAGTTGGTGGCTTTTTAGGTTGGGATTCTGTCCTTCTGGTTTATCTACACTTTTCCGGTCAAGGAATATACTATATTCTCGGCTATGCACTCCGTTGAGTGTGAATCCTTCCGCTCCACCGGTTTCATCATAGAGATAGTATAGGGTTGCTCTTACATCCTTTAATCCCACGGCGGCACTGTCAATCCCAATATTGGATAATGATAGTTCAAATTCTAGGTTTTCTAGTTTTATCCTGTTCAAACCCCATTTATCCCTTTTTTCCCCGATACGGAATGTTGTATCCTCTTTTCCGATGATTATGCTTCGGTTGCTGGTGGTTTGGTCGGTGTGGAGGGTTATGTTCATACCCACGTCATCTGATACTTCTACGGTGCCTTCAATTACAAATCCTTTTATGATGATTTCCTGATCCTGTTCCAATCCTCCGAATCCTATGTCCTCTAATATTACTCCTGATCCTGTGCGTTGTGCGTCTATAACGGTGTAACCATAATCCCCGTCTAATAGGAGGTTATCGGGGTTGTCGAAGAGTATTGCGGGTGGTTCATACTCACTCTTACCTTCTATACCGTAGAGGGCGAATCCCCCGACTTCATGAGTAGCGTTCCAAGGGTTGATTTCAAGCCATTGACCATAAACACGGAGTGTTAATCCTTTATTCTTTGTATAGGGAAATGTGGTACGGATACGGGTGGGTGTGTCTAGTGTTATGGCTTTGTTGCTTAAATATTCCACGCCGTCATGTAATATGCTTATTGTGAAGTTTTTATCACCGGGATACACATTAGGGAGTATCTTATCTGTTACTATGCTCCAACAGCTCATAGTATAGGTTTCCCCATCCTGCATATACCTTATAACCTCATTAGGGATGATATAATCCGAGTAGTAAGGCGTGGTGATGTCGGTTCGTAGGACGATTACTTCCTTAGTTAAACTAGCGTTCCCCACGGTTAAGTTTTGAATATACTTATCACTCTGCCCATCCACAATCGTACCAAGCCATTTAAAGGTCATCGTAGCGGTTTTATTCGTGAAACTAGCGTCCCATGTCACTTCACGTGTTGTACTATTATAAGTAGCTGTTCCATCCCCTGTACCACTTACAAATGCCAATCCAAGAGGTACGGTTATTTTAACTGGAGCGGTTGTGATTATACTCGTATTCACCTTAACTGTAACGGGGTATTCAAGGTAACCTCCATCATGAACCACCTCTAAAGGATTAGGGCTTTCAAGTGTATAGGTTGGGGGTAATATGACCGTACTACGTGTTAATGAAATATTAAAATCATCTATGGTGGCGGTGATGGATTTAGTACCCTGTTGTGTGGTGTCCAGTGTTAATTTTAGTGTTGCTTTTCCCTGACCATCCAAGACAGCACTCCACTTTTCCGTGGTATTATCATAATAACCATCCCCCGATTGACTATTATAAGTCAAACCAGCCGGTAAAGTAATAGTCACAGGTATATTAACTCCCTGATGACAATTATTAGTATTAGTAAGTGTTAATTCATATGTCGCCTTCTCACCAAGCACCCGACCACTACTAATACTCCCATTCAGCGTGTAAGTAGGATCAGTATAATCAACAGTGACCCTGAAATCATTTGTGAATAAAAAACCAGTATTCCCACTGATATTCCTTGCAGGATTGAAATACACCCCAAAATCAGATTGTGAAATGTCAATTGGTCTTACACTAGGCATATCACTATCCCGAGTAAATTCCAGACTACGCTCTGTACTATAATTATGAACACGTATATTATGCCGTTTATAACCAGTATCACTACCACCATTAGCCTTTAATAACTTAATATCCTTATATGGGAAGTTCATTAGGACATGGGTAACACCGGGCCAGGGAACAGCTCGTGCATATTCCTTCCATTGGAATATGACCTTATTAATCCGTGTGTTGCTCCCAAATTCCCCCTCAAATCCGAATCCGGTGGCTTTGATTTTTCCGGGTTTGTTTAGTGTACCTGCACCGGAGGCTATGGGGTAGCTTTGGAGGGTGTGTGCGTTGTTGTTATTATCATTTTTTATATTATCTAGGTTTTCCCAGTGCCTTTCAATGATTGTACCCCATTGGTTTCTTTCTTCCACGATAGACAGTGTTGTTGTGGGTCTTTTGGTTATTGTCGCCATATTTTTTACCATCCTGTGTGTAATAGTCCGTATCTGAATAGTATGTATCCCTGTGAACCACCAGCTTGTACTGCGGCTTTATCATTCGTTAATTCGGTGCTGGTTAATGGTGTGGTGTCATTATCACCTTTATAGGTGGTTATGCTGCTTACAGTGTTATTTTTACCACTCTTATCCTTTATATAAGCGGTTCGTCCCTCGATACCGCCTTCTCCGAAGTTGTAATCGTATCCGTAGACCATGGGTGCTATGAAATCCGTGTGTTCTGCATGGTCACTGTAACTCTGACCATAGTAGTATTTATTGCTCCAGTCGGTTTCTGGCATTAGGCAGGTGGAAAGTAGTATCTGTTTAGCTCCAGATACATCATTATGCGTGTTTATCCTAGTCTGAATATCCTTCACAAACTCGGTCACATGATATGTTCCATTATGATTATTTGCGATTAGGCTGCCGCTGCCAGGGTATCTTACGCTGTCAAGGTTTACCCCATCTATATTTTTATCATCAATGATGGTTTGGATGTGTGATTTAATAGTAGCTACCTTAGTAGGGTTTACACTAGGGTTGGGGTTGAACCAACCGCTACCATCCTTGAAACAGGTTATCCAAGCATGAAGCCGTATATCTGTATCACCAAATTTAGTTATCCAAGGATTTAAACGGGTATCTATACTACCCAATGGGGTTAGGATGAACAGGTCAGTTATACCTCGACTATCCAGATTTGCAACGGTTAATTCAGTAACCGCATCCGGGGTGACAGTATCATTCACATACAAACCATACACGGGGAGTGTTGGTTGTATGACAGGGGGTGTTTCAGGTACGGTTTCAAAAGTTGTAATCAAACCCGCTAAGAAATCCTTAATCCCATTCACGGGGATGGTGAGGGTGTATATGATGTTATTCAGCCATGAGCCGGTAATGGTTAATTTATTCCCTGATATGCTCTTATTAATACTCATACTCGTACCCCCGGGGTTCTTCACGGTTATAGTATTATAAGCTGTTCCGGCTTCTATATTATCGTCGAAGGTCACCACGATACTCTGATCAATAGGTACGTTTGTTGTTCCATTGCCAGGTACAACACTCGACACTGTCACCACTGGCACGTAAGGGGCAGGGTCGCTGGTTTTAATCTTCACATTATCAACATAAACAGTATTCGCCACCGGAGTGGTTGTATTATATATAGCGAAATAAGCATAAGCCGCTTCAGCGGGTGCAACTCCTGTTACGGTCCCTACACCGTCACCATTCGGAGCAGCAGGGATAACAACAGAGGTGTGGCTAATTCCAGTGCCATCTGACCTTCTCCATTGAATATTTTGCCTGAATGATGCATTACTCTTATGATTAATTTGGAAAATGATTTCATCACCCGGTGAAACTGGCAAACGATCTGTTTGTTGATATAAGAAATACATAGTACTACCTACATCGGCATTAGTCCATTCAGCTTTAAATGAATAGTTCCCCTTAATACTCCACTCATCTGATAAGGTTACCGTTGCAAGATTACTCCCTACACCGGTTAGATCTTCTAGGTAATCACCCCCCGTGGCTATGTTCATATGAACACCCGCCCCAGACTCATAGAGCAAATCCATATACTCCACACGGGCAAATCTTATATTATGCCCTCCAATCTCCCGTGTCACACCCAGGTCAACACGTGAAGGGATTTCACCCCAATTATCTATTAATCTGATTGTCCCAAGTTCTTCTCCGATAATATTACCGGTTACTTTCCATCCTAACGGGTTTGTTGTAAATTCTTTCATAAATAAACATTCTCCTATTCTTCACTACACTCCGGAAGATTTATTAACAAGTTAAAACAAATAATAAAGTATGAATATGAATATCAATAAATTTGTAGGTGTGGTAATCCCACAAATAGGGTTCTGCTTATTAACCGGTTTCCTAGTATTCACCGCCACCGTATTAGCACTACAAGGCAGTATGGGAGCAATAATATGGTTAAGCATGGCAGGAATAATCTGCATATTACAAATCATCTAAAAAAAAAAGAGGATAGGAAAGGAGGGTTCTTTTAAGAACCATTAGCCCTCCTAATCCTCCGCTCCGTCTTCTTCACCTGAATACCAAGTTCATCCTGAAAACCGCGATTTTTAACCAACTTATTCACCACATCCTTATCAGTGATAGTATCTTGGAGAATCTGTACCACCCTTTCTTCATCCATATCATCAGGTAAGTTTGCCAAGTCAATACTGATATTCAGGTTAATATCCTCTTCCACCCGAATAGGCTCATTATCCCCGGGATCGTTGAAGGATGGTAATTTAAAACTAGATGGCATAGGTCCGCTGCTTACTTTGGGACTGCTCCAACCGTAACCTCCCTGTTTAGCGGTTGTATCGAAGGTTTTACCACCTACAACAGCCCATACATGACCTACATTACCCCATCTTCCATGTGCCATGTAACCGCCTAATCCTAGGACGGATGCTAGGCGTAACATGATTAACGCCCCATCATAACAGTTATAAGCTCCACGGAGTGCGTTTTGATAAGGGGATAGGCCGTTACTGTTGAAGTAGAAGTCATATCGGCTACCACTAACTATTTTATTTGCTAACGCCTCGAATAATGCTAGATTATTTTTCACAGGCCATGTGCTGTTCTCGAAATCACCCACCGTCAATCCCAGATTACCGAACTCACCAAAGTGAGGTCTGTATGCTTTGATAATCCGCATTATCTCCTTCACGTGAGGGTCGCTGACATCCCAACCACCCGCATAGAAGCAATCATCCCCAATGTTACAAGGTATTCCGGGACTTGAGCTGAGCAATCTCAGATTGTTACCGGTTGTTTTATTCCTGTTACTACTCTTCAATGGACTGTTAGGTGTTCCAGCGAAGCTACCACGTGGTCGGCTTCTTATCCGTGGACCACCAGCACTTCCCATCATCCGAGAGGAGGGTCTGTTCTTATACCGTGCAGGCATAGGCCCCGCTAATAAAAGGATAGGATTCTGGATTTTACGGTAGAAAGTGGCTATGTTACTGGTTAAATGATTTATCTCACTAGTTGTACGTGATCTTATACTTTCAGCCGCACTGATCAGACTGTTTTTCATATTCTCCCAAGAGGTGGTGACTTGTTTCATACTATTATCAGTCTGAATTTGCAAATTACTGAGAGTAGATTCTGTGGTGTTTAGTATACTGGCGTATTTAGCTGCGTTGTCCATTTGGATGTTGGTGAGGGTTTGTTTCATATTATTCTGGATACTATTGTATTTCACCTGATTATCCTGTACTAAAGCGGTGAGGGTGGAGGATGATTTGCTCTGGATCTGTGAATAAGCTAGGTTATTATTGGCCACCACACTGCTGAGGGTGCTTGCCATGCTTGATTGTATGGTGTTAAGACCGGTTTGGGTGGCTAAAGCCATATTATTCCAGCTAGTACCTACGGTTTGCTCCATCATACTGAATTGTTCACTTGTTACTTTCCTACCATCTTCCATACCACCCGTATCCATACTAGCCGTTGTGGTTACGGGTGATGCTTCAACAGAGGAAACACGTGGGGTGACTGTTGGAGTGGTGGGTATGCGGTCAAGGTTTCTGAATACGTCCTTTGTTGTGTTATTCACTCCCTGTCCAAAGGCTTTTCCTAAGCTTTCCCCATATTCATACATACCTTCCTCGGTTATTTCACTGAGAGGGCCTTCTTTGGGGGGGCTGTGAGGGAATAGGCTGCTGATCATATTCAACGCACTACGCACACCAGGTATGCTGTCTATGATAGCGTTGATGAATCTGTTTACTGCATTTTTACCCCATTCGTACATTTTACCGGGTAAACTGCTTAATATGGCTTGTATTGCGTTAATTATATTCTGACCGGCTTGTCTTGCCTTGTTATACGCTTCACTGGCAAACTGGATAATCTTGTTTATCGTACTAAGCAACCAACTCCAAGCTTTACCAGGAAGGGTTTTTAGAAAATCAATAACCCCATTAACAAATTTCGAACCCGCATCCTTGGCCTTTTCAATCATCTCATTTCTCCACGTGAGAACATGAGCAATCACACTTAACAGGAAATTCCACATTTTACCCGGTAATTGTCCAACCCAATTAACCACACCGGTTAGGAAGGATTGGGCGGCTCCAACACCTTTCTGTACGAGGTCGATGGCAAATTGACCTATACCGGTCATTATACTGGTGAATACATTTAGGAATAATAGTTTCACCTGTTCCCAGACTAAGCTCAGGGCTTCACCGACACTAATGTTTCCTGCTATGAGGTCGGCGAATATGCTGATTAATGATGCAATGAAGCCTATAACTCCTTCTAGGATACCCCATACGGTTGTGAATACGGCTATGAAGTAATCCTGTACTATCCCTGCTACAAACATGATGGCGGGTCCGAAAGTATCCCAGAATACGCTTGCTGCTTGAACTACAATATCATACACTCCTTGTAGGATGCCCCATAATTGGCTGAATGTGTCATTAGCTCCTGATGATGCCCCGCCGTTGATAGCATCCCATAATTTGGTGAAGGCTTCACCCACGGGGGCTAATATTTGCATTAGACGGTTCCATGCTTCAATTAATCTGCCTACGATGGCTTGTCCTAATTGTTGTAATGCGTCACCGACAGGGGCTAATGCCTGTGATAAAGCATTCCAGGCGGCTATTAAACCACCCCAGATGTACTGTCCTAATTGTTGTAAACTACTCCAAAGCCAGTCAATAGCCCCCCTAACGGTTTCGTTTGTATTATAGAGGTGCCAGAGTATTGCGACTAATGCTATGATGGCAATTACCACTATCATAACAGGGTTTGCACTCATTGCAGCATTTAATAGCCATTGGGCGGCTGCCATTGCATTAGTTGCCGCTGCACCGGCTATTTGGGCAACTCTGTAAGCTATTGAGGCTATTGTAGCCTGTACAGTAGCTATTACATTCCCGCTGGTGGCGAAGGCATATAATTTCTGAGCCGTTGCAGCTATACCCATAGCCACAGCCCCGGCTTTTGTTGATATTGCACGTGCTTTTTCAGCGACTGTATGTGCAATCGTAGATAGGGTGGTGGCATCTTCAGCACCCTTCAAAATCCCGAGGAATATTAATAAGGATTGGAAACTACCAATCACACTATCCAATACTGGTAAGAGTAATGCGAATGCGGAAACTAAACCCCCAATACCAATTACAAGTTTAAAAACCCAAGGATTAGCCTCTTTAAGCCAAAGCATGAAATCTAAAACCTGCTTTATAGCAGGGAGGAATACTTCCCCAATCTCACGTCCAGCAGTGCTGAAAGCCTTTTTAACCAACGCTATCTGACCGGGGGTGGATTCAAGCATCTCTTCCATTGACCCCCCGTTTTCAAGGACTTTGGATAAAGCAGTGTTATATCCTTCAACATCATCAGCCGCCCCACTCCAACCCGCATCTAATAACATTTGACGAGTGATACCAAAATTAGATTTGAGCATATCAAATTCACCATTCAATCCACGGAATGCGGCGACCATTAGTTCCTGTGCTTCCTGTGTGCTTTTACCCATCAGGATAGCTCTCTGACCAATATCATTCACAGTAGGGGCAATGAGCTTTAACTGTTCATTAGTCATACCTGTAGCCATTTTAATCTTGGACATGGCATTACCCAAGTCGTTTAAGCTGACAAGTGAACTGTTAGTCATCTTATCCAATGTACCAATGAAATCAACCGCAGCATCCTTACTACCCATCGTAGCAGTCATAAGGGCAGTCATCTGTTCCCGTGTCAAGGCAAGTCCTATGGTGGCTTGGGTTATACTGCCTAACCCTAATGCTCCAAATGCACTGCTAAATGCCATTCCAACTTGGCCGAGGGTTTGGTTGAGGTTTCCCAGTTTATTTTTTGCAGTTTCAAGGGCGTTGCCTAATCCGGTTCGTACCTTTTCAATAACCTCTCCAACTTTGGTTTTAACCGTGTCCCAACCTGTTATCAGTTTACTACCGACAGTGGTGCTTTCAATCTTTGATTTTAGAGTTTCCACACCTTGTTTAACACGGTTAACAGCATTATGTGCAAGATCCATACCAGATAATATCGCCCTACCGGCTCCTGTACCTGATAATCCCATCCGGTCCAGTACACCCGATGCCGTGGTAACCTTGTTGATATATTGCTGTTGAGCATTATTCAACTGGTTATATGCTGATTGTCCGCTTGTACCGACTTTAACAACCGCACCAGAGAATTTATCCCCTGATTGGCGTGCTTTATCGGTTGCTTGGGCTATTTTATTCATCTGATTACTAGTGACATTACCCACGTTCCGGGCAACTTCACTTGCTTTATCAATTGCTTTTATAATAATAGTCATTATAGCCATGTCAGGGGTAGCCTCCTTCCTTTTTATTTCTTTGATTTATTCATTTCATTAAACAGATTCATCCGTCCTTTGGCTATTACGGCGGATTGGGGGACTGTCATTTTCTCTTGGCGGTCTGTTAAATGGTAGCCACAATAGTCTAACCAGATTAACTCTTTACCTTCATTCGTCTTCAGGAAAGCTGTCTACATCAGCTTCGGTGACATCTATTCCTGATAGTTCCTGCACTCTCTCGAATATTTCATCAAACACTTTCCCGGGCATTCGTTCTATCTCATTTTTATCCCATACTTCGGCTTGTGCGTGGTCGTTGTTGATTGATAGGTGTATGGCGGCGACTTTGCCTTTGAAGCTGGCTTCTGATTGTTTGGCTAGGTCTACTTTGCCTTTTGTGTTGACTTCGCTGTTTATTTGTTTGTTTTGTCGCATTCCTTTTCGGTGTGCTGTTTCGCTTGTTTCGAAGATACCGTATGCTTTGCTTTCTATTTTTTCGACTTGTATTAGTTCGGTTTTGCTGAGTGGTCTTAATGGTATTTCATCATTTAATGCTTCGATGTATACTAATTCGGGTTTATCTACACTATTAAGGATTTGTTCTTTTGTTATTGACATTTTATTGAGTTCTCCATCTCTTTATATAATATTTTTTAAATCAAAAAAAAAATAAAAAAAATAATTTATTCTGGATTCCCTAAAAAAAAAGGGGGAAGGAATTATATTTTATTTAGTCATCAATCAACGGGTGCTGTTGGCATTGTTATACCCCCAGCAATAACCTTCGGCACGGAATTTTCTAGTTTACAGTAAACATCTGTTTCCACTTCAGTAACCCCATCATTCAATTCGACATTAGTCGTTTTCATACTGTCCAAGGTTAAATTGAGCATTATAGCATCAGCTCCAGATGCACTGTACTCCACCTGACCCGTGCAATCAGGGAACTTGATTGTTAACTTCTCACTACTATCTTCACAGGCGGCGAAGACAACAGATAATGGTATGTGTGCTATTGTACATTCACTAGGTTCATCAGCGTCTTCATCTCCATATTCAAACATGCGGATGTATTTTACAGTATCGGTTTCCAGGGATACTTCCATTTCCACGGTGTTTGTTCTTTTACCAGCGGCGGGTTTTATGGTTAGGAATCTGCTGCCGATTCCAATACTGTCATCTGTGCTTATGTCATTTGTAATCTCCCATTTAAAGGACGACACAATACCAGGGGGTGTTTCCCCATCCAATTCTAAAGTTACATCATAAAAGGCTAACGGAATAACCGCATCCACTGTTTTAAGAGTGGTAGGTTCAGGTATACTGGTAACTATACTGTCTTTTTGTGCTACACACCCCACACTCAAGGTGATGAACTCATTACTAACCTCCATACTCAATGAGGTGATTAATGTTCCCTTGACTTTCTTTATGAACTCGTCAAAGTGTCCGTAACTGGTGAAACTGGGTAGTTTACGGTTTTCTCCACCATAGAACTCATGAATATTCTTATCATCCTCTGTTGCTCCGGCGGTGTATACGTATTCGCCTAATGCTCCGAGTAGGAAGTGTGTTATTTGTTTCAGGTCTACTACGCCTTCTATTTCGGGTTGTGGTAGGTATGTTCCGGGTCTTTTTAGTTTAGTGCCTCTGCTTCCTGATTCCACGGTTAATAGGTCGCCTTCTATGGGTATGCTGCTTTCTGTTATTTCCATGTGAAAGTCAGGGCTATCCGCTGTGGGTGTTGTTCCGTAGCTGTCATCTGATTCTCTTATAAGTCCAAATACTCTTTGTAATTGATTTGCCATGTTTTTTTTACCTCCAAAAGGGTTTTTTTCTTAATTTTATAATTCCCAAAAAAAAATAATAATAATAAAAAATAATAATAATCATTAACTTTCTATCTCTTACACTGCAACCACCGAATAGGATACACAAAATCAAATATAATACTCGCCGCCGGGATAATATCCTTCTTAGACGCAATAGTAACCTCACCATCCGGTATCAAAGTATTAAAACGCACCATAGTAAACAAACGTGGGGGAATACTCGTATCAGAATCGTCTTTAACAATATTATAATTATTCAATATCGACGCACCTACACGGGTGGCTAAATTCTTAGCCTTATCCGCAGCACAATCCACCATATCATCATATTCGATACAGATGAACTCGAAGGGGGTCATTAGGAATTGGGTGTGTGAAAGGTTTGTACTGCCTTTCCTGCCATCTTCTGCTATAGTGGGGTGTTCATGCACCCAAACCGCGGGTAAATCGGTGGGTGTGTCTGATTTTGTGGTTGTTTTAATGGTTTTAACATCCTCCAGCAACCCCTCCTCTTCTTGCTCCGCTTCTAAATAGGCTAAAACTGCCTTGTTAGGTGCTAATAATCCATCTTCCATTGTCAATGTCATAGTGAACCCTCATTTTCCATTACAGCTCTTATTAGGAACTCATCACTTCTTTTTTCAGTTTGTGTTATGCTTTTCTCCACAAAACGACGAGGTTTAATACCACGCACATATTTAGCAAATACCGTCGTCCCGCCTTTGGTGGTGAATTTAAGGGCTTTCTTACTCTTGGGGCGTATAACCTGACCCCTTGGGCCGTATATACCCGTACCATCGTTTACATAGGAGGTGTAATGAGCATTACTATGAACACTACCACCCAATCCGGGGGAGGGTGATATGAACCATCCACCCTGTAATTTACCTTGATCTACGGGGGCGTTACGTTGGATATTGCCTTTCAATTCTAACCGGGATAGACTAATTGTTCTTTTAACGATCTTGTAGGTTACTCCTTCGGGTTCTCCACGTTTCAGGTCAATTTCAACGTACATACTAGCCATTATTTGTCTAATCCCCCGTTATACTAAAGAAGTCGATTTTATCTGAAACACGGGATTTATCCACCACAAAAGGTTTCAAATCCGATTTAAGGTCATTAGTGAAAATACTACTACTACTTATAGCCACTTTCCAATCATCCACCTTCACCAAAGGAGTGTCACGGCGTGTTTGACTGAAAGCAACCATATTAGACGCCATACGCAGACAAACATTACCAATTGCACCGGGTAGATCCTCATCATCAAAGGTGGTGTTGCAGTAGCTGTTTATGAGGGATTCGCAATGTGAAATCCATGTCTTCAAGAGGTTTTCTAATGCAGCTTCTCCGTCATCTCCATCCTCCACGGTGATGCGGAGGTGTTGTGGTTTTAATCCTGTTAGTTGTATCACTTCATCTGCGGTGCAATAGCTCATACGATTTATTCTCCTATTCTTCTTTTTTACTTGTTTTAAGGGTGAAGGGTTCGTCTTTAATTTCAACCTTTTTATTCGCTGACATTTTACCGTCTAATTCCTTTTTAATCAGTTCATACAGTCCACGTTGGGTTTTTTCCTGTGGTTTAAGATTTTTCCATTGGGGTAATGTCATTTCATATCAACTCCGTCTTTTTCTCTGTTCCAAACATAAATTCCTATTCTTTTATCTTTCATATTCTCCATTTCATCCTCAAAAATAAGTTTAAGGTAAGGGTAATGTTCCCTCATATATTTAGGGGTGATGTTGTCTTGTAAATGCTTTTCATAAGGGTTTTCAGTAGGGTTTTGTTTTAATTCGTAGGGTATGCTGATTAATAAGTGGTCTGTTTTATCTCCTTCTATCCACGTGGTTAGGAGTTTCTGGGCATCTGTTAGTGTTAAATGTTCCAGTACATCTCCTAGGATGATTAAATCATATTTATCAAAGTTAAATTTCCGTATATCCTCTATATAGATGTTATTATAAATTTTATCAATTTCTAATTCTTTTATACCCTTGTCATAGACATCTACACCGTCTATGTGTTTGTATCCCTCTTCCCGGAGTAGAAGGGCGTATATTCCCCGACCAAAACCTACATCTAATATTTCACTATCCTGGGGTAGGTGTTCTTTGATATAGGTTATTGATTCTTTTTTACCCGTCCGTGTGCTGTATCCTCGACCATACATCTTTAATGGTATCCACGGTTTCTCTTTTTCAACACCCTTAACCCAGCTACCTTGATAATGGTGTGTGGCGTATTTACGTCTTAATTCATGATTATAAAGTGTTAAGAAGTCTTTACCATATAATTTCTCACTAATAAAACCCGGCCCGGTTCTCATAACCAGGAAATAGTCTTTGTTTTCCTTCGCAGACCGGGGTAATTCTTTTATAAGCATCTTTATTAACGGATGACCGGGTGTGCATCCCATCAAAGCATTATTAAGGTAAGGTATGCGGTATTTAGGGTTATCCCACATCCAGAGTGGTGCGTCGCAGATTACAAAGAAATCAGTATCCCATATGAATTTATGTAGTGATTGCTGGCAACTATAATCCATATCAGCATATATACC